TACCTTTGAGTAGTGGCTTGGTAACTTTAAACCTTGCGAGTTTCTTACCAATGTATTTTTTATTGTTTGTTAGATTCGTGATAAGATAAACGAACCCCTCACAATCGAGTGGGAGCTCGTTTACTTCTTCACCTTTGTATGTCCACATAACTACTCATCTTCGTCAAATACTTCGATATCATCTTCGTTATCTATATTTAGACTGTCCCCACAAAAGGGGCAATGAGCAACTGGATAGTATCTCTCTTCCATGTCATGTTGGATTTTAAAGACTGCATCACAGCCTTCACAAGTTATTATTTTTATCATTAACTATGCTACTTGAGATTCATAAACATCGTCCCACTTTCCTGTCAAACCAGCAACCTCATATTCGGTTACTCTGTTCTCAAAGAAGTTAGTATGGTCTGCACCGTTAAGTACCCACTCTAACCAAGGTAGGGGATTGTCCTTCACTTTGAAGTTTGGTTTCATCCCTAATTGAAGTAATCTTCTATCAGTGATATACCTTATATATGTCTTTACTTCAGAGGACTCTAAACCTTCAATTTCTCCAAGTTTATATGCCAAGTCAACAAACTTATCTTCTAGTTTAACTGCTTGTCTTGCCATCTCGTAAATTGCAGATTTGAATTCGTCATCAACAATACGAGGATGTTCTGCACAGTATGCTTTGAATAGTTTTGAAATGCCTTCAACGTGGATTGATTCATCACGAATACTCCACTCAACTACTTTACCCATACCCTTCATCTTACCGTAACGCTGAAAGTTTAACAACATTACGAATGATGCGAATAGTGCTACACCTTCATTCATAACAGACTTTGCAAGTGATAGTCCTAGTCCACGAACTGTGTTAGGGTCACTGTCCATCATAAACTCAATCTTATCTGCCATCTCTTGATATTCTAGGAAGGCATGATACTCGGCATCAGATAACCCAAGTGTCTCATTAAGAAGTGCGTATGCACGTTGGTGAATACCTTCACGAGATGCAAATGCACCAAGCATATTGCGTACTTCGTTGTTTTTAAATTTAGGTATAAATTGGTCAAAGTAATTTTGTCCTACTGCTACATCAGACTGTGTGAATAGTCTTAGGATGTTTGTAATATATTCTCTTTCAATGACAGATGTTTTACCAGACTTCCAATCAGCAACGTCCTCAGACAAATCAAGTTCATCTTCAATCCAGTGAACCTTCTCGTGTCTAGTTGTAATTTCAACTGCCCAAGGGTAGTGGAATGGTTTGTAAGTTTCAGAGAACTCCATCAACCCACCACCTTTTTTCTTTACATAATTTGGTGAAACTTTCATAAAGTCATCATATGTTCCAATCAGTTTGTCATCAATAAAGATTTGTGGTACAGAACGAGCATTAGGAACTCTTTGATAGAACGCAAGTCTTTCTTCTTCGTTATCCATACGATGTTCTGTATATTCATATCCATGTGATTTGAACCAATGTTTTGCTTTTTCACAAAACGGACAGTTTGATTTACTATAAATTTCTACTTTCATTTCTTTTCCTTTATCCTTGACATGCGACACATTCATCTTGTGACTGTGCTTCCATTGTTTGTGATTCATAATCTTTTAGAGCATCACGAGCAACTTTTTGAGATACGTTCTCTGCTCTCTGTGAAGTCTCTGTTCTAAGATAATATAAACCTTTCGTTCCCAACTTCCATGCAGCGAAATGTGCTTTATGTAGTTCTTTCTTATATGCACCAGCAGGGAAGAATAAGTCAAGTGATTGTCCTTGACATAAGAACTCTTGTCTATCTGCAGCTTGTTCGACTAGAGCATTCTGGTCAAGTTCAATTGCTGTTTTAAAAACATCTTTTACTTTATCAGATAGAAAATCCAAATGTTGAACTGAACCACCATTAGTGATAATATCAGACCAAACATCTTGTGTGTTTTTCTTTGCTTTCTTTAATTCTTGTTCCAAGTATATATTCTTTACCAAGTGAGAACCAGCACGAGTACGATGTGTATATGCATTCGCTTTCATTGGTTCAATAGATGGTGAAGTAGAAACAATAATAGAACTATTAGCGTTTGGTGCGATTGCAAGTAGATGTGCATTACGTCTACCTGTTCCTTGCATGTCTGGTGCTTCACCACGTTCAAGTCCTAATTGAATTGATTCTTGACTTGCTTGTTCTTTAATTGTTCTAAAAACATCCCAGTTCAGTTCTCTCGCTTCGTGTGAAGAAAAAGGAATTCTTTTTTGGTGTAACAGTGAGTGCCACCCCATTGCACCTAATCCCAGACTACGTTCCTGTGTAGCGGAATATCTTGCTCTTGATATTTCATCGCCTGCGTTATCAATGAAGAATTGTAATACATTGTCCAAGAAACGTATAAGATCACGAACCAAAGAAGTTTCTTTCCATTCATCATATTTCTCCAAGTTTAATGAAGATAAACAACACACGGCAGTTCTATCTTCTGAAGTTGGTAGGTGAATTTCATTGCACAAATTAGAACCGTGTATCTTTAATCCTTTTGCTTTCATAGTATGTGGTAATGCTCTATTTGCAGTATCAATGAAATTAAGATATGGTTCACCTGTACGATAACGCACTTCAAGAATCTGTTGCCACAAAGTTCTTGCAGGCATTGTTTCTCTTACAGTTGAATCATTAGGGTCTTTCAAGTCCCACATTTCACCTCTTTCTACTGCTCTCATAAAATCATCAGTAATGTTGATTGCATGATGTAGATTAAGGTTCTTTCTATTTACGTCACCTGTTGGTACACGCATATTTAAAAATTCAATAATGTCTGGATGTGAAATATCCATGTATGCCGCATAAGAACCCTTACGAGTTTTACCTTGACGATATGCAGTCATATCTGCATCTACCGTATGAAGAAAAGGCATAGGGCCTGGTGCTTTATCAGATATTGCACGAACACTACTCCAGTGTCCACCAACACCACCACCTTTAACTGACAACCAACGCAACTCAGCAGTATGGTCGATTAGTCCTTCAAGTGAGTCTGGTACATAAGTTAGAAAGCACGAAATAGGAAGTGCCTTTGCTTTCTGTCCAGGCCTTGGTGCATTTGATAATACTGGAGATGCGAACATGAACCAACCCTTAGATACTGCATCATATATTCTTTGTGCTAGTTCTAAGTCTCCATCACAATAAGCAACAGCTGCTCTTGCATATGCTTCTTGTGGTGATTGTTCTTCGTCTTTACAATAATAGTCCTTGAGTAGTTTATATGCTTGTTCTGATAAATCTTTGTCTCTTGTTCTGTCTATTTGGATGCCGAGGTGGTCGAGACCAGTTGTTTCCTCAGCACTTGGGAATGTTACTACGTTCTCAAGGGCCATGTGTTATTTCTCCTAATTCAATATGTTTTTTTCCAAGAATTGAAAACAGTCTTTGCCTGCAATCCTTCGTGGGTGTTGTTATGTATAAGTTCTTGAATCTCTGCTGAAGTTTTTCCAGCAAGAATCATGTCGTTAATATCTTTTTCTTCAACGTCCTGTGGCCAGATAACAACTTTGTATCCTTCATCAATACATCGTTCTATCTGTTTACAGACCTGTTCATTGCGAGGTTCGTTATCTGGAACGAGTACCGCATTGGGTTTGAACTGGGGAACACGCAAATCACTTTGAGCAACTGCGATACAGTTCTTTAGAAAAAGACTGTCGATAGGGCCTTCAACAACATATGTTGTTTTGTTCTTGTCAACCTTATCTAAACCAAATATTTTGGGATGTTCTTTATCCAAAATAATAGTAATATATTTTTGGGGTTCATCCCCAAATGCCCGTCCTTGAAATGCAAAGACCTCTCCATCCTCTTTTCTGAATGGAATAACCATACGAGGATGGTCTCCAACTAGAGAGGGGAACTTGTCTTTAACATGTCCATTGACATATTCAAAAAACTTTGGACAGAAATATATATCATTCCACAGCTCTTCACTTATACCTCTTTCCAATAAAAATTTGGTAGCAGGATGATTTTTTTCAAGTTGTGAGAATGAATCCAGTTTCAAAGACTTCTTGAACACAGGTTTCTTAAAGTTGAAGTCAGGCGTCTTAATGCCTGCTCCAGGCGTCTTATCACCTCGACCATTGGAAGTAAGACCTTCTTTGTACCGTTCTAGTACATATTCCTTGTGTAAATTTGAATCTACATGTTCTATCAATTTAGATAGATGAGTTCCTATAGAACAGTTATGACATTTATAAAAAAGGTCATTCTTTGTTCTATAAATGAACCCTCTCGCTTTAGTCTTTACCTTCTGTGAGTCACCACAGTACGGACAAGAGAACTGCCAGAGATAATCAGTCTTTCTCTTGAAGTTCCTTAAACGAGGGGATATAAGGGATATATACTTTGTGTCGATATAATTCATAAGTCATAATATACAGGATTTCACCGTCAATGTCAATAGATTTACATAAGAATTGGTAATATCTCAGTTAATGCAAATCCGATGACTATGGAGCCGCCAATAAGGACATATCTCCATTTTTCCAGAACACCTACTCTGGTTGATAATTCTTCTCTTAACTGTCTGAAATGTTCAGATTCAGTCTTGTTATGTTCACTCATGGCATCCACGAGTCTACGTTCCATCTCATTCATTTGAGTGGTATTGTCTTTAGCGTTAGATGTGATTCTACTGTGCAACTCTAAAACAGTTGTCTTAAACTCTTTCTCTTGTTCGTTCAAAGCTTCTTCCTGTCTCATTAGTTTTTCTTCATGCACCGCCATAATGGTATGTAAAGACGATGATACCTCTGCAATCTTTTCAATTGCAGAATCAAGTCGGACATGAATTTTCTTCATATCTCCGACTTCTCTTTTTAAAAGTTCTACTTCGGTTTCAATCGTCTTTACAGTTGCCATGTTTATTTCTTCTTACTTGCTTTTCTATGTCCATTCCATGCGACAAAGCCACCAAGTCTTAGCGCCCAGTAAGCAAGGTAATTTAAAAAGTGAAAACCATTAATCTCGACATTGATATCTCTGAAAATAACATCTGCATCTTTTTGAGTCATCATACCCCAAGTACCTTTACCTTTTCTTTTAAGTGTAGCATACTTGTAAGCATAGTCATGTATCAATCCACCCATAAGCAATACACCTGTTGGTGATAACCATGTATGTAAGAACTTAGGAATAGATGCTCCGTCAAATTGAAATCCTTTAGGGATTACATATTCAACTGCGTCTAATGTAAAGTGAAAGTCTTTTGCGACTACCCACTGTCTACTTCCTGTTAACCACATCCAGATTGCACCCCAGAAACCTTTTCCTTTAGTTGCAATTGGTACTGGCATCATTTGTGGCATGTCTTTATATTCAAAACCACATCTCTTTGTCTTATTATCTACACCAAACAAATTAATGATGAATCCAACAATGATAAGAATTCCTACCACTGTGAACTGCCACCATGTCATAAGTTGGTGGACAATTAAGTCCCATGTTATAAGTTGTAAATATTCCATTTACTCTTCTCCTGTTTTTTCGCTGTCCTCTTCCTCTAGGGTTGGGGCAACTGCTTTCTCATAATATACAATAATCTGTTTTTGTTGTTCTATGTAACGTCTAAGTTCTGCAAAGTTCTTAGATAGGTTTTCATAGTCTTTCACACTTATCGCAATATATGAGTCTGCACCGTTCTTCGCCGAATACTCTGTAAGGAATTCCTCATAGTTCTCTTCGGGAGAAACAACATAAATCTTAACCTTGTTCATTTGAACTGGTTTTGGATGCTGAACTGTAGGGATAGTCTTTTCTACTATCTTTGTTTGTACTACAATTTCTGCCTCGGGTCTAAAAGTAGAACAACTACTCAGTACTAGCGTTGTCGCTAGTAATAGACTCAAGGTCATCCCAAAGTTTATCTGTCGCATTCTGCATCCTCTTTTCAATCAACCCTGGCTTCTTGTTTGCAAGATGCGTTAGGTTGTGTTTATTTAACGTATTACGCAATTCGTCACCATATTCTTCTGACTTGCGTAAATTCGCATTGAGTTCAGAGTTCAGTTCATTCAATCTTTTTGAATCCTGTCCCATCTTCTCAATAGTTGCTTGGTTTGTTTCATTCGCAACTTCTAGTTTTGCGTTGTTATCACGCAAAGTAGCAATGGTTGCTTGGGTGGTGTCGTAATAGTATTTTGCACCATACGCTGCACCACCCAAGATACCTACAATAATTATTATTGCATATAATTTAATCATTTCACTGGTGCCTTAGTACCAAACTTTCTTTCATATGATGGGTCATTTGCATACTCACTTGCCCATCTATTTTCTGTGAAAGTTGCAAAGTCGATTAACTCTTCTATATTATGAAAGTTTTCTGTAATCCATTCATCCATACCATTAACTTTTTCTGTTAAATCTCTAATGTCACGTTTGAAGTTTACATCATCTTCCACTGCCATTCGACTAGTAAGTTCTGATACCTGTTCATTCAATTGTGAAATAGTTTGCGCCTGTTGTGCAGTCCACCATACAAAGGCAGATACTTGCAAAACAATCGCAATTACAACACCAATACTAAATTTACTGTTCATGGCCTTACTCAGATTTCCAAATTGTCCATGCACCATAAGCAATCGCTGCATATGCAGCCATTGATGCAAATGGGCCTGCAATCAATACGATTACTCCAACTGCTATAAGTGCAGCGCCATCCCATGATGTTCTTTCTTCGATTCTTGCTTTAATCCAATTTCTCATCTTTCTTCTCCTTTATTTAAAAGATAGTTTTTGGTTACTGGTTGCAAAGTTTGTTTTTCTCATTACAGTTTTTGCAATTAAATCCAGTTCCTTACCATCCCATTTTAATGCAAACGGCATATTAACATCTGTCTGCATATCGTTCAAGACTGCTTCGGCATCTGGGCCGAGTTGAGCAATCTTCTTACCGTACTTCTTATACGATTGTTTAAATAACCGAATAAGCTCCGCCACAGTAATCTGTTTCTTGTTTCGTACATCATTAACCCTATCTAAAAAATGTCGAGTAAACTCTACGTCTATACCGACACTTTTATATAGTCTGTCTGCATACTTCTCTACATTATCCAAATCAGATTTGGAAAGGTTTCCATCACCAGATGCAGCATTTAAATCTGCAATTGGTTTATAGTTGCCCAAAGCATAAGAGTATGATTGCTCAAACTGTAAAAAGGTTTTCAAATTACTTAACCTTGGATAAGGAAAAGTCTGCAATCTTCATAAACTGTGCTTTCTTACCGTTAATCATATCTTTCATCTTCTTCTGATTAGATTTATTAACTTTATCGAAAACTTGTGTGATTGCTGATGCAGTATACAAGTCAACTTTCATAGAACCATCTTTGAACTTGATATTTTTGTTTTGTTTGTTTTTGACAATGTTCTTTAGAATATCAACATTATCTTCTGCAAGTAGATACTCGTGTTCACGATTGAGTGTATTTTCTTGCACCTTCTGAGCGAGTTTTGATTTCGCTTCACGCTTTGCTCTGCGTTCTGCCATACGTTTAAAGAAACTTCTTGCTTCTTTAGTTCTACCATCGTATGGTTTTTTTCTTTTTCTTGACTACCACAGTAGAGCTATCATCACCAGTTCCAGCGACTGCACTACCAGAAGCGTTCGCAGGCGCATCTTCAGTCTTGATGCCCAATTTAGGGTCGTCATAGAACTTCTTCATTATGTTGTCAAATTTTAGACTCATAATAGGTCTCCTATGTCTAGTTCTTTTATATCTTCAGAAGATACATATATCTTCTGTTTTGTTTTTTTGTGGACAACACCAAACACATCAACACCTAGAATGGTATCTTCTGGGGGACTGTCCTCAAATACTTCTACTTCATCACCCTCTAAAGCATCAATCTCATTTTCTGCTTCTGTTGTTACAACATCTTGGGTTAGAACGTAAATACCTTTACTCAGTTTACCATTGTCGAGAGTAACCTCTTCAACAATACTATTATCGAATTCAACGCCTTGTTGTTTAAGATATTCCATTAATCCTTTTTCAAACATGTCTGGGTCTTCAACATGTTCTTTGAAAGTATCTTTTAAAAGAAATAGGGCTGCAGCATATGTTCCTAGTCTTGTTCTAAGTCCAGGCACCTTTGCAAATATACGTTTAATATTGAATACAAGTTTATGTAAAACTGTGTATGCATTCTGTTCTGCTTGTTTATACAGTATCTTCTTTGTACGAAAACCGTCTTTGTCGATGATGCCCATTTTGAATGCATCAGTCTTTTCAAACGGTGTCGTTAACAATTTAACGAAACGGTATGTAACAAATAAATCAATCGCTCTGCCCATTTATATTCTCTCTAGTACTTCCTTAACGGTTTCATCTTCTTCTACTTGTTCTAGTTCACCCTCTGGGAGCATTCCCAAAAAGTTCATAAATGTTTTAAGAACAGACCAAAACTCTGGTTCAATCTTAAAAATTAACAAAGTAGAACCTGCCTCAGCACCAAACACATTATTGACTACAATCATATGGTTTAGTATAAGTCGTTCCTTCAGTTCACCATGTTCCCGATATTTTCTCAATAGACGCTTAATATATTTAAAGCGTTTCATGTCATCGTGGAACTCTGATTCACCTTCGCATTGTGGATTGTCATAGTGTTTTATAGCAAACATAATGACATTATCATTAGTTATCTTCTCAAACATAATATAAACCGCTACTAAACGATTTTAGTCTTGATAAAATGTGTTCCGTTACCTGTAGTCTCGTGAGTGATTTCTAATGCCAATCCACCCTCAACTTTGTGAGAGATACCATCGTCATCAATGTCATCACCGTTTTCGTCTTTACCTTTTCTTCCACCAAATTGTGTAAGAGGCATAGACATTTTACCACCATCTTCAGTCATTGCAACTTCACCAAAAGAAAGTCCTAGTCTACCTAGTCTTTCTCTTAATTTGCCCAATGCATGTTCTGGTACTAGATGTTCGATTTGTCCCATTGCACCCAAGAACGCATTGATACGTTCAATGGTTTTTGGATTAGCAACGTCATTGTGAAAATCGTGTCCATCTGCCGAGACTTCCTCAGCAATATGATTTTTAAAGTTCTTCATCTTTTACGTCCTCATCAGCA